GCACCACCGCGATACAAGCACCGTCGTGAGACGTAGCTTGGTCTGGCCTCTAAGAGTATAAGTATTCCCATACTCTTGCAGCGACGGCACCCATAATCTGGCTAGTAAAACTGCCGGACTGTCCAAAGAGTCGGTTAAACCGACTTGCATAATAGCCTTGACGTAGTATCCCTCCCAACCGGATTTCCGGAGGGAGGGTTTACCACGTGCGCTCTTAGACGGAGCAGCCTCATCGAAATTCGAAATGAGGACGCAATCACCTAAAGAGCGTGGGCCGCGGTACCGAAAATTTGCTGGTATCCGACGAACCACACTGCGCCAAGAAGGTAAAAGCTGCCGATCACAACCGTTGAAAGTAAGACGGCGATGAGCAAGCAAGCGGATACCGTTAGCCAGTTTGAAAAGGCTTTGTACATTTAGGACTCTTTCTTTGAGAAAGATGGGTTTGCAGTCGACACCCTCCCAATAATGACTGCCACACGATTCACGGAAATAACCAGTCGAGAAACTCTTCTGATTATTCACCTTGAAACCGAGGAAAAGGCAAAAGGAGGAATAGAGATCGTAACACGTCGAGGCGATAATAACATCATCGCCGTAAACGCTGACGGGCGTCGAGACTCCCATAAACTCCTGTACGGCTTCCGCCGCACAGAAGAAAACGAGAGATTCGAGCTCGAATGTGAAACCATTACCCATCGAGGAGAATTTTTCCCATCGGTAGGGTTCATTGTTACGAATGCCAAACTTCGATCGGCACGCATCCATAGCGAGGAACCATTCGTGGGGTATTATTTCACGAATAACTTCCAAAGAAATAGAGTCGCTAGCAGAAGAAAAGTCAACAGTAGCTAGAGTGCCGCCATCTTTCGATGAAAGGCAGGCTAGCCGTTGATTATTCTCCTGCGTGTTGAGATCGATCGAAAACCTTTGGAGCCGTCTACGGATCATGGTACCGATTGCCTTTTGAAACCAGAGATTAATCCCTGGTTCAACGGCGATAACACGATCCGCTTTCGAGTCCTTAGGCACAGTGACTACAGTGTTCCCGGTCTGAAAGTCCCATTTTTCACTTCCATAAAGGTGTGATAAGTGGGCGTCCCAGACTGGATAGGCTGTTTCGAAATACCAGCCTACCAAGGAGTGCAAATCACGCGTTATTCCATTTTCTAAATGGAACTTATTGATGGCCGAAACGCGACTACCCTTTAATTTGGTAGTTACGCCCGGGCCCCAATTTCCATTCTCAAGAAATTCTTCCAACGAAAAATCGCCCAAAACTTTAAGTATTTTCTGAGTGGTTGCGTGAAGCAACCAAACATTCGATCCCGTATAAAAAGGATCGAAACTTAAAGCCCGGAATCGACGGTTCGTCTCACGACAAAGGTCCTCGTACTTCTGAAACTTCTCAAAGGCCACCTTCTTTTTATCGAAGGAAGTTTTTAAGAAAGAAGACTTCGAGAGAAACATTGTCGCCGTATAATCATCCCTGAAAGTCTGAGCATCCCAATAGTTATTGGGAAGGCACTCAAGATCGGTAAGTTGATCTTGATCGGCTGGATTCTTAGAAGAATAAAGAAGCCAGACAGTCAGACTGCGAGGGGTGTTTAAAGAAGAAAGAAAGCTGAGAATAAAACCATCTGTTGCATTTGGTTCTACGTGATGATGTAACGAAGACTCAGTCTTCAGTTTATGTCGCGTTATCGTTGACATACTTGCCTCGATTTTGTTTAATAGGTCGGATTATTAGTCCTTGCTATATAGGGTTAGTATACCGGTTCGAAGTCCTGAATCGCAGACGTCATAACGGCGTTTGCGACAAAGTTCTTGAAGTACGCAAGAAGATTTTTGCGTTCAGCAAGTGAACTGCGTTCAGGTAAAACAAAATCGACGTTCGCGATGAGATTATAGCTGAGCGTCGGGCCCGGATCAATACCGGTACCAGTCGCAGGCGAAGTCACCTCGAGAACGGGCAAGACAACTTTAGCGGTCACCTTGTAGCTACGCGAAGCCTTTGTAGGGCGACGCATAACCATTGAGACCACGGGATATCCGAGTGCAATACCGTCAACTCGGTCTTCCCATCGCGCAAGACTCGATGCAAAATCAGGTGCGGGGCTAAATGTATGGTTAACGGGTGTTGCTGCGCCGTTAGCCAGGGTCAATGCTGCAATTGCGGCCATTGATATTCCTTTAATTATTTAAGGGTTTAGCCAGGCTTTCTTGCGAAGGCCTGACGAAGAAGAGCGATACCATTTAGCGCGTGCACGATCCCAAAAGGATTCTTGAGTTTAGGGAGATGATTAGGTGGAAATGAATGTAAAACCACCCGATCAACTCGAACTTCCTCATATGAAGCCTTCATGGAAGCAGTGATACGCGATCCATTGTACAGCTCGTTGAATGCCCATATACGTTGTGAACAAG